ATACTCAAGTTGCAGTGCGATCAGTTCCTCATTTTTGAAGCGTTGTCCTTTCGTCTGATAAAGACGATTGTTTAATTCCGCCTCCGAAAATCCGAGAAATCCAGCTACCGCACTTTTGCCGCCTGGTATGTTCTCAATCATTTCGATAATGACTTTCTTCATTGCCATAATTTTTGCCTTGTTTTTATGGTTTTCTTTTGGGTAAAGGTTGGTAAATTACGCTCTAAGGTGTTTTGGTAATCCATCATCCGGGTTTGGGTATAGGTGCGGGCTTAATTCGTGCGGTGTAACCAAATAATTAGTTACGGCAGACCAAGCCAATGTTGTTTTAGCGCTTAATTCACAACGACCCGTCAAATAATGGCTAACAAAGCCCTGCGTCTTTTGTACAAGCCGAGCAAACTGTTCTTGAGTAAGTTTTTTCTCGGCTAAATATTCGGTTAATTTCATATAGCCTCCTGAATACAGAAATATTAGCAAAACTATTTCTTTTATTCAATAGTTTTAATATTTTCACTATTCTTGATCTTATTAGTGGGGCTAATATAATTCGGGGAATGTTCACAATGAGGGATACAATGAGCGAAGTGGAACAAAGACTTTTCGAGATTAAAACTCGCCTAAAAAGTATTTATGAAACAAAGAAAAAAGATTTGGGATTAACTCAAGCTAAAATCGCTAATCTGTTGGATATTAAGACACAGGGCGGTGTAAGCCACTATATGAACCCAAATAGTAAGCAGCCTATAAGCAAAGAAACGATCATTAAATTTGCTTCAATTCTTGGTGTTGAACCATCTGATATAGATCCTGATATTTCCGAGGACTTCACTACTCTGGTAACAAAGGCAAAAGAGTTTTCGGAACCGACAGCTACCGATTCAATCAAGCTCACATTGCTTGATAACCATCTTGCCGCTGGCGATGGTGTCATCAATCTTGATTACCCAGACACAATCCGTTCTATTGAGTTTTCACGCGATAAGTTCATGGAGATTTTTCAACGAAAAACCGCCAATAACCTCTCGATTGCGATTATCGACGGAAACAGCATGTACAATCCGACTAATGCCGAAATGAGCCTAAAACACGGTGATATAGTAGCGATTGATCAGACAGTTAATGAATTCAAAGATGACGGCATCTATGCGTTTGTATATGAGGGGAAAGCAAGAATCAAGCGCTTGCAGTATCTAAGTGGCTACAGACTAAAAGTAATTTCAGACAATCCAAGTTACGATCCTGAAATCTTAGAAAAAGACCAAGTAGAACAAATTCATTTTGTCGGAAAACTGATCAAGAAATTAACACTGGATATTGTTGATCTGTAATAACTAACCAAGTCCTAAGGAATAAACATGGTAAGAAAAACTCAAAAAGAGGCTTCAACAGAAAAGAAAATTGAAGTGGCTCAAGTAGTATTAAGAGCCTTTAAAATCAATAACCCAAATGCAACAACAGCAACGAGCCAAGTAAGAGAAAAGCTCGAGGCTTTTTTAGAAAGTGAACATTCTGCCGAGCAACGTTGTTTGGTATTAAATCCTGATGATACCAATAAAGAACAAGACCTTATTTCTGACTATAGCAGCAAAGGAAAGGATCAATCTCTCTTTTGTACATTGTTGCGAATGAAGCTAGGTAACGGCGTGCAACATATTACCAGTGAGCTGTTAAATGAGCACAAATTCAGCATTAACGACTTGAAGCAACGTACAATCGCAACAGCCGGTATTTACCAACGCCATTACTATTTTTCCATCCTTGGCGATTATCTTGTTACTGCCTGCATGCCTTTGAATCAAACTATTAAGCAGCTACAAACCTACTTAGCATGGTTGCTTAATAATGAAATTTTGGAAATTACACCAATGATTTCACCTCCAAAAGAGTGTAAGCTCAGTGATTTGGTTTCGGCAACTTTTGCCGACCCTGAATTCAACGATATTCCTCGACCTCAATCAGAGCAAAATACGCATAGCCATAAAATCCCAAATAATGTTCCCGCTCAACATGCGGAAAATACCGGAACAAAACGCAGTTGGCTTAATGTTGCAGTTATTAAGGAATTACTTCCTAAACTGTTGAGAGAGGGGTCAGACTTTAAAGAAATTGAAGACCTTGCTAAAATAATTTCGGCTGAATTGGTGGTGAAATTTAAAAAACCGCGTAAAATGGTTCAGGAAGACTATGAAAAAATCCTTGGTGCAACCCTTAAGCCGGTAGGCGATATTGAGAATGTAAAATTTAAAACCAAAGATAAAAAGAACATAGTTAAGGGAAAGGATTTGCTCAAAACGAAAACAGTCGAAATTGAAAAAACAGAAAGCGGATATCTCGTTGAAGAGCAATTAATACAAGCTATGGCGCACTATCTACAAGAGATCAGTCAGTGAAAATTATCGCTCAATTAATCTTGGCATTTTTACTTTCGTTGTTAATTTGTAACATTGGCACTTATCGTCCAAGCGCAGCTACACTAAACGTACTTTACACCGTAGCAGGTATTTTGTTTAGTGTGGGACTTGGATTGATCATTACGATCGTACCTAATGGGGTGAGAAATGAAACCTATATTGCTGAAATCCGCAGTACTATTAATGACGTAAGAAACCGGTTTTTTGCTGAATTTTTTTTAATTACCTTGGCTTACGTTTGCTTTTCCGCACCTGAAAACTGGACAGTAATCAAACTTATACACAAAGAAGAACTAACATTAAAATTTGATATTGTTTTATATACAGGGGCTATGCTTATTCTTTCTCTACCTTACTTTATGTGTAATTTTTTAGCAATTCAAAAGCTAAACAATGACATTTTCGACAGAGTGAATCAAGAAACTGGACGCATTACCCCTTAATAATCAACCACATCACTAAACCGCATTTGTGCGGTTTTCTTTTACCTGCAATTCCTACCGCACTTTATTTTGTTCACTGAGCAAGTTCATTTGTTCAATTTTGCCCTTTCTTCTCAATTTTGTGCTAAACGCCGACCGCACTTTTTAAAATCCCACTCTCATCTACTCTCTTTTTTTGTGACCTAGATCACAAATTCAGCAAATAGTCAAAATTTTACAAAAATAAAATATTAGTAAAAACAGCAATTTAATAGTTTAAATAGTAAATTTATTAAAATATATTAGTTTTACTATTTACTATTAATATTAGTTTTAGTATTATAGGCCACATCAAAGCAAAATACTTTGAGTTGCTCTTTAAAAATTGTTGGTCTCATGCGGGATCTAAATTATCGGCTGGTTTAAGTCGAGTAACCCCCAAGCAGAAAACTGTGTCGCGTGTTTAACCGAAAAGAGGCGGTTGGCGAATCAAGGGCAGCGCTGTTTATATCTCTAAGCAATCCCTCGAGGATATGAGAACGGTCGGGGAAACGGCAAACAAGCCCTCGGACCGGTTAATGTCGCAGTAGTTGCAATCAATAGAACGGCGGACCTTTAATCCGTGCGTTGGTGGTTTGAATCCATCCTGCGACACCAATTCAAAGCGTATTTGCTAGGACAGAGATATTTTGGGAAGTACAACCGGAATGAATGATAGAAGAAGTGAGCTTTGAAATGGCAAACATAAAACAAACGAGGTTAAAAATGGAAGAAAAAAAAGAAAACAGCCTATCTGAAAGAGATAAAGAGAGAATAAAACAGGCTGTTTTAGAAGGCGCGGCAAAGAACTCGAATCTCAAGCCAAATGAAGTAGCTGCTCATTTATGTGAGGCATTTACTTTAATTCAGGCTTATACATATTCAAAATCCGAATAGTATCGGTGTTTTCATCAAGCGATTCAAGTTCAGTTGAAAGTGCTTTAATAAACTCACCAAGTGCTTTTGCGTGATATGTGGTAACGATATTCATTTGATCACTTTGGGTTTGTGTTGCGGTCGTTAATATATCGCGGGCAAACATCAATGCCAATGTATCTGCTTTGGGCTTATTCATAATTTTCTCCTATTTAGATGTAGTCGCAAGGGGAATTTTACTCCTCGCTGTAGTCGCATACAAGAGGGCTTGAGCCTTACAAGCATAAAGAAAGGCGCTTATTCAACGGCTCTTGTGGTTGCTAGTGACAACGGGGAACTAGAGAGGTGCTGGTAACAGCGTATTAGTTAATTAAAGAGTAAGTATGTTTTTAAAGTAAACATAGAGGGTTCAAATCCCTCCGAGAGCCAATCAATTATGATTCCTGCGCCCATAACCGCCAAGTGGAGATGAGCGACCATTGGCGGGCGTGGAATCACCATTATTTTTGTGTGTAGAAAATGAAGTGTTATCAAATTAAAAAACAAGGAGTCCGTTATGTAACCTTAACTCTTAATAAAGATGGGCTTTGTTTTAGTGTTGAGCCGCAAAATAAAGAATCAAACACTTATCTTGGCTTAATTATGGATGATTAAGCTGGTCACACCGATTTAGTCACGGCGGACACCGCTCATTATGAGCATCTGACTTGGGATGACTACCCGCACTTTTGGTTACTGTCTTAGCCGAGCATGAGGGCTTTAAACTTATGTAATTTTAAAATTGGTTCCTTAGGTTATTCGCCCTCCGTAAAACGAGGGCTTTTTTTTGACTGACGGAACAACACTAAGGAGCAAACATGAAACTAATTACTATCGCACTTTGTGCAATTATCTCCGGCTTAATGATGATTTGGCTTTACGCACTGATGACCTTACCGGCGCACGCAGACACAGCAACAGATTATTACGATAACGACGTAAGCGAGCAAGTAAGCGCAGAATGGCAACGCGATCCGACGAATGAAGAGTTGCAATATATGCAACAGTTCACAGCACAAAAACAAGCAGAATTAGACGAGGTGCGAAAATGAGTTTACAAACAGCATGGGAAAACCGAAAAGAAGCCGAATATCACGCGCAACTTGAAGCGTCCGAACGATACGACGCGGAACTTGAAGCGGAAAAATCCAGAATCGACACGGCCGCAAAAAATGGCGATGAATCAGTAATCGACGCAATCAATGACGCAATCTCTTTTAGTGATGATGACTTAAATATGCAGTGGTTAGCAATTGGTGCGGGGGCGTGGGATAAGTTAGCAGACCTCCGCAATAACGCGATCGCAATTGTGGCCAAACGAAATTTAGGAAGAGGAATGGCATAATGAGCACCGAATTTAATTTAATTTTAACAACCGAAAGTAAAGTGTTATCCACAAATATTGTGGAATTTGAAAAACAAGCTGAGCAATTTCTTGCAACGCTTACAAACAAGTTTGAAACAGATGATGACTTCGCTGCCGCAAAAGAAGAAGTCAAAACTTTGAAAGAAGTTGAAGATAAAATCCGTGCGGCGATTAAGTCGGCACAAAGCGGTGAGATTGCTGCATTAATCACCTCCGCTGAAAACATTGCGGAGCGGTTTAGACAAGAGCGTTTGGCACGTGACAAGCTGGTTAAATTAAAAGAATCAGAAATTAAGCAAAACATTATCAATGGCGCGCTTGATGAAATTTCGGAAATCCGTAGCAAGTACGAAAGCTCGGTCTCTCTTGCGCTTGAGCAAACTATGCCTAAATCAGCGATAACAAACCGCCTCGAAGAGGCAACAAAAAACAAAAGAAAGCTTGATGGGTTAGTTAAATCAGTTAATGTCGAAAAAACGTTAATTCTTGCCGAATTAGCCCAGGAATCCGCACGAATTACAGCGCGTTTAAAAATGATTCCGGTTGCCTACGAGCATTTATTTAGAGACGCATTGCAATTAGTTGCCGGCACGGACGATCTTGAGCCAATTATTGCTGAGCGAGTAAATGCCGAACAACAGCGTGAGGCAGAGTTAAAAGCAAAAGCCGAAGAAGATGCCAAAGCAAAAGCGGAATCGAAAGCCGTTGCGTCCGAAATGGAAACACAAAGTGCGGTAGAAAAAACACAAGAAAATTCAACTGCACTTTCTGGCGATCCGACATTTAATTTCGAGGTTCGAATTGCATTTACCGGCACGCAAGAACAAGCAATCGCCTTGGCTCGCAAAGTTAAAGCGCAATATGGCGATAACGTATCCCTAAGAAAAATGAATTAAAGGATAAATAAAATGACATTACCAGCAAACATTCAAATCGCTCTTAAAGAAAGAAATATCGATCTCGCTGTTTGGAGTACGCTACAAAATAGTGTATTTCCCGGTGCTAAAGATGAAAGCATTATTCTTGCGGTAGATTATTGTAAGGCTCGTAAATTAGACATTCTGAAGAAGCCATGCCATATCGTACCAATGCAAGTAACCCTTTCCGGCGAGAAAGAAAGGGGATCAGATGGTAAGCTTTACGATAAAAAAATATGGCGTGATGTGATTATGCCGGGCATTTACGAGCAACGTATAACAGCTTTTCGCACAGGACAAATGGCAGGGCAAGATGAGCCGGTTTTCGGTGAGACTATATCTTTCAAAGGAGTGGATGCTCCTGAGTGGTGTCGTGTTACTGTATATCGCTTTATTAACGGAGAGCGTTGCGCGTTTTCGCACACCGAGTATTTTAGCGAAGCCTGCGCGACAACCAAAGAAGGTAAGCTAAATTCAATGTGGAGTAAACGTCCGCGGGGTCAATTAGCCAAGTGCGCAGAAGCCGGAGCATTACGAAAAGCGTTTCCTGATGAGCTTGGCGGGGTGATTACCGCCGAAGAAGTAAACGAAGATCAGGTTAATCATCAAGAAAATAAATTTTCGCCTGAAAACTCAAATATTATCAACGGACAAAGCGTCGAATTGGTTACGGATGAGCAAGTTGAACAGATTAAAAATCTGGTTGAAGTTACCAATTCTGACACAGTCGGTTTGTTAGCCGCTGCCGGTAATGCACCAAGTATTGAGCAAATTCATAAAATTTATGCCGAACGAATAATTAATAAACTGCTAGATAAGCTAAATAAGCAACAAGCCAAAGATGATGATAATTTGGGTAAGGACATCCCACTATGATTGACGGTCTAATAACGCTTGACTGCGAACAAGGCTCAGAAGAATGGTTAAAAGCCCGTTTAGGTATCCCAACGGCAACGGGCTTTGAAAGTATTGTGACAGCAACTGGTAAAAAATCAAGCGCGCAAATCAAGTATATGGCCGAGTTGATCGAAGAAAGCATTCTTGGTTTACAGGATGGCTCATTTAAATCCAAATTTATGGAGCGTGGAAATCAACTTGAGCCACTTGCTAGATCGGCTTATGAGTTTGTTACCGGAAACTCCGTTACCCAAGTTGGTGGTGTGTACTTAGATGACAAAAAAGAGGTAATGGTTAGCCCAGATGGGCTAATCCCCGAACTCAAAAAAGGCTTAGAGATTAAATGCCCGAAAATGAGTACGCATATTCGTTACTTACTAGAGGGAGGCTTGCCATCTGAATATGTAATCCAAGTGCAAGCAAATTTGTGGGTGACCGGCTATGAAACATGGGATTTTGTGAGTTATTGCCCGGAATATCAAAAGCAAACGCTTTATTTATTTACGGTTGAGCGTAATCCATTACTTATTAGCGCGTTTGATAAATTAATCCCTCAATTCTTAAACACATTAAGAGCTTACAAAAATTAGAGGTGAAACATGGCAGGAGTTAATCGTGTAATTATTTTGGGCAACTTGGGTAACGACCCCGACATCCGCACTATGCCGAATGGCGATATGGTGACAAAAATCAGTGTTGCCACAAGTGAGAGTTGGGTTGATAAAAACACAAACGAGCGCAAAACGCAAACAGAGTGGCATGCTATTGTGTTCTATCGTCGTCAAGCGGAAGTGGCAGGCGAATACCTGCGCAAAGGCTCTAAAGTCTATGTTGAAGGTCGGTTGAAAACCCGCAAATGGCAAGACCAAAACGGGCAAGACCGCTACACCACAGAAATCCAAGGTGATGTTTTACAAATGTTAGATAGCCGTCAAGGTGGCGATAATCAAGATAAGTCGTCCACCAGCAGCAAGCCAAAACAGCAGACGGAAAATGCCGGCGATTTTAACGATGATATTCCATTCTGAATTCCAAGCCACTATTCGTTAGTGGCTTTTTTATTTGAGGTAAAAAATGTACTGGTTCAAAAATGCGATGATTTATCGCTTAACGCAAAAATTAAATTTAAATAACTTACAAGATAAGTTATTGGAGCAACAATTTCATCCATGCGCCCCCGCAGACAGTCAAAAATTCGGTTGGAGTGCGCTAATTAAGGATAGTGAGTTACTGCATCATACGTCAGGCGACAATGTGTTATTGGTGGCGCTGAAAGAAACAAAAATGCTTCCGGCGGGTGTCGTCAATAAAGAATTAATTGCCCGCGTTGAAAAGCACGAAAAAGCCGAGGGGCGCAAGCTCAAGAAAATTGAGAAACAATCACTAAAAGATGAGGTTGTTTCCGAGCTACTCCCACGCGCATTCAGCAGATACCAACAAACGGCGGTTTGGATCGATACTAAAAACGATCTGATTTATGTTGACGCGGCAAGCTCAAAACGCGCCGAAGATGCTTTAGCGTTGTTACGCAAAACCATTGGGAGCCTGCCGGTTGTCCCACTCCAGTTTGCTAATGATGTCGGCGTTGCTATGTCGCTATGGATTGCTAACGAGTGCTCTCCGGAATGGCTTAACGTGCTTGAAGACGCAGAATTACGCAATAAAGCAGATGACGGCGTAATTAAGTGTAAAAATCAAGACTTAACCGACGTTGATATTTTATCGCTTGCACTTTCAAGCCTCGTCACAAAACTGGCGATGGAGTGGGAGGATCACTTGTCATTCGTGCTGAACGAAGATTGCAGCTTGAAGCGTTTGAAATTTTCCGACCACATCACGGAACAAAATGATGATATTTTGAAAGAAGATGTCGCCAGCCGTTTTGATGCAGATTTTATCTTGATGACGGCGACACTGTCCGAACTCGTTAAAAATCTGATTAATGAGTTCGGCGGCGAAAAAGAACGTTTATAAACAATTTCCACCAACAACAGCCCTCGTATTGAGGGCTTTTTATTATCCAAATTAGTGAGGTTAAAAATGAAACATCCATTGTGGTGGAGAGAGTGTAAATGCGAGGATGTAGCATTAGCAAATGCGCTTAAAAACCTTAAAAGAGTTATTGCCGATAAGTAACCGAAGGGTCAAAAGCACGAAATTAATCAATTTATTTGTGATCACCTTGAAGATCTAACTAATTTATTGATTAATGGCGCAAGTATTGAATATGTCAACCTAAGCAAGTTTGAAAAAGTTAAATTAGACGATCCTTTTTGTCGACTTGTTGATGTGTATTTTCGCCACACGACTAAAGGCGGATTTACTGGTGACGAGTGGGCGGGCGACATTGCATTTGTGATTGATAACCGCGTATGGATGTTCCATTTTTATAGTTAATCAACACGACCGCACCGTAAAAGTGCGGCTAATTTTTTAGGTGAAGAATGAACGAAATTAATATCAATATCCCATACTCAAGATTTTCCGATATTTTCGGGTGCTATTTTTATGTGCGAATGAATAACGGTGACCCGTCGTCTGTTACTCGGGCGTTAGATGACGCTAAATACAGTTGGCTTATGTTTGGGTCTGAGTTGCGAAGTGACATTATCCGGATGGCGGAATCAGCAAGCTATCCTGCGGTAGTTAATAACTACGTAAATAATTTTATTGAGTGGGCCAACAGTCAATTTAATGCACCGCAAGATTACAACACAGCAAGACCACTGGTTGATGTGTTGCCTGTGGTTGATTTAAAACCGTATAAGGGCAGTAAGAAATGGAACAAAAATTAATTCTTGATGCCTGTTGCGGGTCGCGGATGTTTCATTTTGACAAGCAAAATCCACACGTTTTATTTGCCGACAATCGCACTTTTGAAGGTACGCTATGCGACGGCAGGCTGCTAAAAGTGGAGCCTGATGTAATCCATGATTTTACAGATATGCCGTACCCGGACAAATCATTTAAATGCGTGATTTTTGATCCACCTCACTTAATAAAAGGC